GCTCAGGGGCGAGGATGCGCGGGATGGATATATGAAAGTGGTTGGAGAAAAGAAATTCCGCCGCCTGTTCTCCGACTACACCAACGCGCAAACGTCGTCAGGCTTGGCATATAAGTTTATCCGATTTTCCAACCTTCTCGCCAAGGACAAGCTATCCGCGCTCATGGCAAGCGGAACGTTTGGCGTGCCGACCGACGCCAGCAAAAACTATCACGCACACATGCAATCCGAGCAGAAGCGGGAAATCTCACCTGGCGTTTGGCGATGGGTTCCAGCCAAGACTGGAAGACCAAACCACCTTTGGGACTGCGAGGACATGCAGGTAGTTGCCGCCTGCATCTGCAAGGTGTTGGTGAGCATGGATGAGGTCAAGTGACCTTTGACACCCGCCACAAAGCATGGCGGCGAATAAACGGGATCAGGCGCGAATGCTCTTCAAGTGGGCGTTTGGAGATGCCGAGCGGACAGCGCAAATAACCACATGGTTTGATGCGGCGGTTGAAGATGGATTCAGCGCCAGCGGCAAGCTCGACGCCATTATGAGCGGCAGCAAGAACGGCGTGCAAATGCAAAAGATGATCGTTCAGAACCCAATGGAACGCATCGAGGTGCTGGATTACGCGAAAAGCGCCCTTGTTGCCGGATTCTTCCCCGGCGCTCGATCACGCGCTTACTTTTGACACCCGCCAAGGTTGATGGCGATTCTAAACGAGTTCGGAAGTCCTTACCAATACAAGGCGGCGAGGTCTGCCGAGCGGTATAATGGAAGCCGCCCGTGGGAGCCCGTCCAACTGCGGAACATCGACAAGCTCATCCCGAGTTATGATCGAAAAACGCTGCTTTCGGCAAGTCGCCGCATGTATATCAACATCGGAGTCGCACGGGGCGCGATTGACCAGAAGGCCATGTATTCCGTTGGCAGGGCGTGGCAGCCGGATTTCCTTGGATCGGATACCGAGTTTGGCGCGCAAGCAAAGGATTGGCTTGTGAACCAGTGGTATGGAATCGGTGACGTTCGCGGCGGAATGAATGATTTTGTTACTTCGCTTTTCCTCGCATCCGTCGCTATTGATCGAGACGGAGAGGCATTTATTCTTCTAACAAAAACAGACGACGGATACCCTCGTTACCAACACATTCCAGCGCATCAAATCGCCACCGGATCGGATGAGACGGAAGGTAAAACCAAGGGCGGCGTGTTGCGTGATGGAGTCGTCTACAACCCACAAGGAGCGCCGCTGTGGTATCGCCTAGTCGATGACGACAGAAAGGGCAAAGAGTGGATTCAAGCGGCGAACATGATCCATCTTTACGACCCGCAGTGGCAGGAGCAGGGGCGCGGGTTGCCAGCTTTCACCCATGCCCTCAACGACCTCCGCGACATGGCGCAATCCCACGAATGGGAACGCATGGCGCAAATGATGCTTTCGAGTATCGGCATCATCGAATACAACGAAAACGGCGGGCCTGATCTGGATGATCCGTCTAACGATTTGATCGGTGACGTGGCAACCGGAAAGGGCATGACCATCGAAAAGCTCGACGGTGGAAGCATTCGGTATTTTCGGGCTAACAGCGGCGGAAAAATTGAAACGCTTAAGAGCGACCGCCCCGGCGAAGTGTGGGAGAATTTCCAAGACCGGATCATTCGTTCCGCGCTCGCTGGAATCAACTGGCCTTATTCGATGTCGTGGAAAGCGACCGGACAAGGAACCGCCGAAAGGTCGGACCTTGGAAAAGCGCAACGCGCCGTTGAGGACAGGCAGGACATTCTGGAATACGCTGCCAAGCGACTTATCTCCTACGCCGTCGCGGTCCAACAAAAGCGCCAAGAACTTCGCTCATCTGCCGATTGGTGGCGATGGGGATTTTCCAAACCCGCAAAGCTCACCATTGACGACGGGCGGGTGATGAAGGAGTTGGTGGAGTCCTACAAAATGGGATTCAAGAGCGGCAGCGACATCACCGCCGCAATGGGTAGAGAGTATAAAGACGTCATGCGCGCCAAAGCGGAGGAAGCCGCGCAACGCATGATCCTGATTCAAGAAATGAAAGACAAATACGGCGTCGAAATCAACCCGCGTGAGCTTGTGATGTTCACGCCAAACGAGCAGCAAACCACCGAAACTACTTCAAACGATGAAACTTCTAACGATTGAAAACCGAGCCGCGAAAGTGCGCCTAAACGATGCCGTCACCCCATGGTCTGCCGATGATTTGATTGGCGACATTGAGCGCAGTTATGGCAATAAGGCCGTTGCCGAAAACATGACCGTTGGAGGCTTCACGGCGTCCGCAGATGACGCGCTGGAGACGCTGGAAATTGAGATCAATTCGCCGGGTGGCAGCGTTCTTGATGGCTACCGAATCTACAACGCTTTGATGGGCATGCGTTCCCGTGGCGTCAAAGTTGTCGCCACCGTCAACACCCTAGCCGCATCCATGGGCAGCGTGATTCTTATGGCGGCGGATGAGGTGAAGATCGTCGAAGGCGGGCGGATTATGATTCACGAAGCCGCGCAAGTCGTTGCCGGAAACGCCGCCGATCACGCCCGAGCCGCGAAGAATCTGGAAGAAATCAGTGAGGAAATCGCCGCCATTTATGCCAAGCGAACCAAGGCCAAGCCCGAGGAGATGCGGGAGCTTATGAAAGCGGAAACATGGATGGGAGCGAAGGAAGCGGTTGAGCGCGGTTTCGCGGATTCGATTGTGAAATTTGACACGCCCGCAAAAGCGATGAGCATTCTAGCCAAACTCTTTCCGGGCAACGTCGAAGCTGAAAAGCTAGAGGCCGAGGTTGCAGAAAACGCGACCCTCCGCGAATCCCTTGTCACCGCGCAAACGAAGATTGACGAGCTTCAAAACCTCGCTGGCGAAATCGCCGCAAAGGATTTGAAGATCACCGATCTAACTGTCAAGATTGACGACTTCACCGCCAAGCTCGCGGAAAAGGATTTGGCCATTGCCGACCTAACCGAAAAGGCAACTTTGACCGCCGAGAAAATCAGCATCGAAGCCTCCCGCCAGCTTGCGGCAACCGGGCATCCCGCGCCCGTAGCTACCGCCGAAGCGAAAATCGACAATAACGGCAAAACGCTTTTCGAGCAATACCGCGAACTTCAATCCGCCGATCCCGTCGCCGCCTCCAAATTCTGGAATGAGAATGAGGAAGCAATCCGCGCCGGAAAATAACCAATCACCACAAACTCCACTCCTAACTAACTACTACCATGGCCAACGCCGACTTCGCATCCAACGGGGTAAATGACGAAATCATTGCCCGCAACTTCATCCGGGGGTATACCTCGGTTATCGCGCCGCTTGCCGCGCTCAGCACTTCCTTCTCCGCAGACGCAGCCCGTCCCGGCGACACCATCAAAGTGATTCGTGACGCTACCGCAATCGACGCGGTGCAGACCAAATCCATTGGTGGTGCTTACACCATCCAAGATTGTGACGCTGACAAGGTTGACATCGAACTTGGGACGCCGAAATACGTTTCGTGGAGCCTAGACGATGTTGAGGTCGCCCGCGCTTCCGGCATCTCTATCGAGCTTTTCGGATTCCGCAAGGGCAATGCCCTCGCCAAGTCCATCATGCAGGACATTCTGGGGCTTGTTACGAACACCAACTACGGAGCCGCCGCCTTTACCGGAGCCGCTTCAACGTTCGACGAGGACGATGTCGCTGACATCGCCAAGGCTTGCGATGACGCCGACATCCCCGAAGAAAACCGCGTGCTGATGCTGTCTAACGGCTACATCGCCGCCCTTCGCAAATCCGGTGCAATCAAGGACACCTCCGGTTACGGCTACAACGCCATCATGTCAGGTGATGTCCCAATGCTTCACGGCTTCCGGGTCATCAAGTCGAACATCATCCCCGCCAACTCGGAAAACCTTGTTGGATTCGCTTGCGACCCCGCCGCAATCCTCGCCGCCTTCCGCTACAATGCCCCGCAGTCCGGTCACAAATACACCCGCGCCGAGCCTATCGTCGGTGAAGGTGGGATTACGCTTGGCCTGCGCGATTGGTATGACGAAAACAGCGGAACCCGCCGGATGGTCATGGAGGCCATCTACGGGAAAACCGTTGGTATCGCCGCTGGACTCAAGCGCCTCGTCTCCGCCTAACTCTAACCGGGCGGCGGCGAAACATCCGCCGCCCTAACCAGAACCAT